GCCGAAGTATTCGCAAATCTCGGCGATGAGCTGCTGCACCGGCTCCTGCCGCTCGATAAAAACGCTGAGGCCGTAGCCGGCGGCGGTGAATCGCGCGGCGGTGTTTCTGAAACTTGTCGCGTTGATTTGCGAGGGCGGCAAGCCGAGGCCGAAGCGCGTGGAGGTGAGCAGTTCGCAGATGACGTGCGCGGGATTGGCGTCGTCGCCGATGCGGTTGGAGGTGGCGCCCAGGTCCACGCCGGTCGGCTGCGGATAGCGGCCGACGATGAGCTGGCCGGTGGGCGCGGCGGGCGAGTTGCCGAGGGAGAATCCCTGCAAGCGCAGATAGCTCTGGTGTTTGTAGGCGGGATGGACGGCTTGGTTCGGATCGTTGGCCAGACACGGGTCGGGCGTCTGCGTGGGCGTGCCGAAATAAAACCGCGCCGTGGTGGCGCCGGCGACGACGATGTCCACGTAATCCCGGATGGTGGTGGTGTTGTTGCTGATGACGACGCGGTTGATGCGCGCCGGCCCGTACGCGTAGCAGTTGGAGAAAAAGATCGAGTCGAGGAACTCGACCGGGCCGAGCGCGATCAGGGCGGCGAAGTCGCTGGTGTAGGTGGTGGTGGTGGCGGTGGGAGCGCTCATCGGATCGGGTGTCGGGTGTCGGGTTTCGGGTATCGGGTTTCGGGTTTCGGGTTTGCGAATATCATTTGCCGCCGCCTCCGCTCGCGTGCTGAACGCTGGCGAAGCTGCGGAACCAGTCGAGCCAGACGATGCCGACGAGGGCGATGCCGGCCAGATAAGGCACGGGAATGGACTGCTGGTTGGTGGTGGTCGCGTCCTTCGACAGGCCGAGGACCTGGGTCGGCTGCGCGGGTTGGTTGTTGGTGTTGCCGCCGAGGAAGCTCATGGGGAAAATCGTGATTGGTGATTGGTAATTGGTGATTGGTGATTGGATAGGCGCGGCGCGATGGGGCGTTCGGGCAGGGCGCGACCGCTGGGCGCGCCGTTGTCGGAACTGAGCGGACGGCCCGGCGGTCCGTCCCTACCGGGGCCGCTTGCTCCGCCGATTACGGATTGGGCGGATGGAACGGCGCGCGGCGCGAGGGGGCGATAGACGGCGGCGAGACGCGCCAGCCAGCTTGGATCGTCGAGCGGCGAGGCGCAAACGACGCCGCCGCGGAAGACGTGGATGAACTCCGTCGGACGGCCGATGCTGGCGTCGGCGACGACCATGCCGACGTGGTGGATGACGCGGCCGAATTTGAAGCCGAGCAGGTCGCCGATGATCACCGGCGGCATCTCCTTGTTGTCGCGGCCGTCGGAGGCCCAGAACAGCCACAGCTTGTCCGGCAGCGCCTCAACGTATTCGATGACCTGGCTGGTCTCGCGGTGCGCGCCGGCATCGAGGTGATACGGCGGCGGCGTGAAGTGCGTGACGAGGCCGGTCTCGATGTAGAACGCGCCGGCGAGCTGGACACAATCCACGCCGGCGCCGCGGACGCGCGTGCGGGGAGCGAAGGGCGTGCCGAGCCAGCGCTGCGCGACGGCGAGGGCGAGGGCGATTTTCTCGGGCGTGCCGAAGTAGGCGGAAGGCGGAGTTCCGATTTTGGATTTTGGATTTTGGATTTTGGATTGCGAAGGCTCGACGGAGTCTCGCCCCACCGATGGGAAGGCGGAGGGCGGAGCGTGAAGCGTGGAATTGGGAGCGTCAGGAGCATGGGGACTGGAATTGCTATAAGGCAGCGGGTTCATTTCTTGGCGCCTCCCTCCGTGGCAGTGGTGGTGACATTCATGGACAGGTTGCGGGCGGGCACGAACGGATGGCCGCCAAAATTTTTGTAGTTGTTGAACTTGGTCTGACAGGTCGCCATCGAGCGGTCGCAGCCGGGCAGCAACTTCACCACCGCGCCGACGACGGTATTGAGCGGCCGATCCAGCAGAAGGTTGCGGGTGTTGGCGTCCACGCTGCTGTCGTAGGTGATGAGACGGATTTGCGCGCCGTCGCTGTCGCTGAGTTGCAGGACGCCTTGCGCATAGTAGCCGGTCATTGCCGCGCCGATGCCGAGGCCGGAGATCGTGACGAATGCACTGCTGGGCCTGGGAAGCCCCGAGATCGTGGCGAGCGGTTGATACGCGCTTTTGCTGAGCGCGCAGGTGTCGGGGTCGAACAGCGACCAGTTGCAGCGCGGCTGGACCGACGGGCGCGTGAGGCGGCGCGCGAACGCCGTCACGAAGTTGGAGACAGTGGCCTCGATGGTGCGGCCGGTGAGTTGGACGTCCGTGAGCTCCCCGGCGAAGATGACGACCGGCGACGGCATCGGCTCCGGCAGCGTTGTTTTGGAGATGGTGACCTGCAACGGCAGTTCCGACGCGCCGGCGGCGTAAATCTCGAACGGGCCGGCCGGGTCGAGGATCGTCTCGACGGTGCAGGTCGTCTCTTCGATCTTGGCCGAGCGCTTGAGCGACTTGTAGGTGATCGGGTAAGGCGCGTAGGTGACGCCGCCCATGGTGACCGGGTCGAGAAACGATGTGTAGCGCCAGTGCTGTTGCGCGCCGGGGAAATCGAACGAAAAATCAAACAGGAACAACGGCCGCTGGCCGGTCTCGGCCTGGGCGTATTCGAGCGGAAGCTCCACCACGCGCAGCGAGCGCGTGGAATATCCCTCGGCCTCGAACTGCGCCTCCTCCACGTCGCCGGCCATGCGGACGTAGAGCAGGCGGTTGACCATGCACGCGGCGCAGTTGAGCGATGTGTCGCCGAGCGTGACGCGCTCGGTGCTGGCGTCCACGGTTTGAACATTGGCAACCTGCGCGGCGAACGGCGCGCCGCCGTCGGGCTGGAACCAGACGTACAACGCCGGCAGCGACCGCCAGGTTGCCGCGAGATTTTGCGCGGCGATGAGGCAGACGCCGTTGACCAGGTCGCCGGCCATCGTGAAGACCTCGCTCTCCGACGGCAGCCAGAAACCCTGCGCGCCGTGCTGGAGCGAGGTGAGAAACGCATCGAGCGTGAGGACGTCGGCCGGCTGGAGGTTGAGCGAGAATTGGAGGCCGTGGACGATCTGCTCTTGCAACGGCGCGGTGCTTTGCGCGCCGAAACCGATTTGCAGCTCGCGCAGATCGTAAGTGAAGCGGCGCGACGGCGTCTGGCTCCAATCCATCGGCAACGGGAAGACGGGTCTGGAAAGATAGTTCATGACAGCAACCCCGAAATGCCCAACGCGGCGGAGCCGCAACCCAAGACGGTGGGGCGAGACTCCGTCGAGCCTCCTTCTTGGGCGTGTCGAGCTTTCAGACAGCGGAGGCTCGACGGAGTCTCGCCCCACCGATCATAAATCTTCGCGGCCCGCGAGGACTCTTCGACATTGTAATGCGGACTGCACAAAAGTGGGACCGACTCGATTTGAGCTTCCGGATTCTGACTCCTGACTTCTGACTTCTGACTTCTTGTTCTCGTGCTCATATCGTCCTCAAGACCTCCATCAGGAGCTGCGCGACCTGCGCGAGGCCCGTGTCGCGGATCTGGAACGACGTGCAGTCACTGGCGGCGTCTGTGGCGGTTCCATTGAACGGCGCGAGCGCGGTGACGCGGACGCTATACCACTGGTTCGGGTCGTTCAAATGCGGCAGCCAATCCACCGGCAGATGGAAATACTGCGCGCCCTGCGGCGGATTGGCGCTGGTCGTGGGACGCGAGGCCATCAACCCGATCTGCAGGGCGTTCATGTTCTGCACCGCGAGCGCGGCCGAGCCATCCGGCAGCGCCGTGTAGATCGGGGTGACGTAATAGAGTCCGGACGCCGAGAGCAACTGCGGCGGGCCCAGATAGGGATTGGGCGAAAGTCCCGTGAGGTTGAACATCGGCGCAAAACCGCATGGGGTGCTGTCGCTGGCCCGCGCCCACCAGCGCATGACGAATCCGTAAATCGTCTTGCCGTCCGGGATTGGATTGCCGGTGGCATAAAGATCGTTCTGGCCTTCGGCCGCCCCGAAAAGATAAGGCGTCCAATCCCCTGTTGGCGGCGCGGACGGCATGACCGCCTGCCAGTTGCCGGTCAGGCCGGAGCCCACGCGGGTGAACTGCGTCGCATTCGCCACGTCGCCGGCCGGAAAGACCGTCGCCACCCGGACGGGGAGCATGTCGCAGGTGGCGTTGAGTCCCCTCTGATTGGTGGCGTAAACGTCGTCGATATAAACCGTGCCGGAGTCCGAGCCGATTCTGAACCCGGTGCAGGAAACGCCGCCGGAGGTGTTGGTCGTGATCGGCGTGATATTCAGGATCTCCGTCCCGTCCAGAGAGACGATCATATAGCCGGCCCCGTAGGCGCCGCTTGTGGTGTAACAAGACGCAACGGTGATGTAATGCCACGCGGCCGCGGTGACAGGCCCGTTGCCGGTGCCGGCGGAGATGTAGGTATACGCAGAAGTGTCCCATCGGTAGAGCAGGACATTGCCGTCGGACAGGATCTCGAACCGCACCGCCGGCAGCGTGCTGGTCGCGTCGATGTAGAGACTGAGCGCCGCGCCGCTCGGGCGGTAAACGGCCGCGCCGACCGTCATCCAAGCCGTGCCGGATGCCGCGGGCGCGTAGTAACCCAGCCACTGGCCCGTGCCGAGCGCCACACCACGACCGCCGCTCCAACGTGACGCCGATCCCGTCGTGGGCGCGATGTTGCTGTCGCTGCTGGCAGTCCACTTCATCCGCAACTGCGCGTTGGTGGCGTAGTGATCGAATCCGTCGAGAAATAGAAGGCTCATAGGATGTGAAGAGTGAAGAGTGAAGAGGTGGGGGCGGCGGAAATGCACCGCAGAGACGCAGAGGACGCTGAGAGGTTTCCTCTCTGCGCTCTCTGCGCCTCTGCGGTGAAATTCCTCCATTTCACGCGCTCACCTCCGCGGTATGAATGGCCGTGCCGCCGCAGGAGTCGCCATTGAAGATTTCGATTCGATAGCCGGCGGATTTGGCCACCGGCGTCCACGAAATCCGCGCGCCATAGCTCGTGAGCGTGCCCTGGCCGTCCGCGGGCGGATCGAGGAGAGCCGGCTTGGAAACGTCCAGCGTCTGCGAATGAATCGCCGTGCCGCCGCAGACGGCGCCAGCGAACACTTCAACCCGGTAGCCGGTGGCATCCGCCACCGGCGTCCACGAAACCAGCCCGCCAAAACTCGTGGCGGTGCCGCCGGCGGGCGGATCGAGGATCGCCGGCGCGGAGAGGTAGAAGTCTTTGAGCGCGAGTTGCTCGTCAATGTCCGTGACCGTCACCTCGAGCAACAGGCGCGCGGGCGAGTCCCCGGAATTGTCCGCGCCGGGCTTCGGGATGCCAAAGACGACGGGCCAGATAAGATCGCCGGCGGAAAGCGCGAACGCCGTGTTCGATACCAGGGACAGCGAGCCGTCGTTGTTGACGGCCGTAACGCGGCTGGCCTGGCCGCCGTTTTCGCCGTTCGGCAGCCAGAGGAAATCGCCGGCGCGGAAGGTATAGAGTGAAGAGTTAAGAATTAAAAGTGAAGAGTTGGAAGCGATGTCGGCGGCGAGTTCCGCGCCATGCGTCCAATACGGGATGGCGATGCGCGCGGCCTTGAGCGCGGCGCGCCAGACCGCCTCCGCCTGCGCGCGATCCTCCGTGGTGTAGGGCGTGACGCGGTAGCCGAGCGTCACCAGGCCGCGCGAGCGCATGGCGGCGCGCTGCTCCGCGCCGAAGAGGGCGGCGGCGATGTCGCCGATCCAGTTCCGCTTCCAGGACGGCTTCGCGTTCCAGTCCGGCGCGGCGGAGAGAAAAGGGATGTCGGCAATGGTGGCGGGGATGCTCATGCGAACACTGGGAGCGGCGACGTCCACGTCGCCGATGATTGCGGATACCGGCGACTTGGAAGTCGCCGCTCCTTGGGTTTGCAATTTCGTTTCATGATTTCAAACCGAGTTCGAGCATCTGCGACCTCACCGTGTCATAGAGCACCTTGCGGCCGTCGGCGCTGGTGGCAGGATGCTCATGCGAACACTGGGAGCGGCGACGTCCACGTCGCCGATGATTGCGGATACCGGCGACTTGGAAGTCGCCGCTCCTTGGGTTTGTAATTTCGTTTCATGATTTCAAACCGAGTTCGAGCATCTGCGACCTCACTGTGTCATAGAGCACCTTGCGGCCGTCGGCGCTGGTGAGGAAGCTGCGGACGTGGGCCGGCGAGTTCAGCACGGCCACCTGCACCGGCGCGGGCGCGACGTGGACGCTGCCGTTGAAGCCGCCGCCGGCCGCCGCGGCGGACGCGGCCGAGGCGCCGATCGGCGCGGCGATGGCGGAGGGAATTTGCGAGGCCATGTTGTTGAGGTCCACCGCGCCGGCGATCATGCTCTGGATGAAGCCGGGGTTTTGTGCGACGATGCCCGCGGGAATCACGGCCTCGCCGTTGGAGAGCAGCGCGGGAACCCGGTCGTCGCGCGGTCCGCCCGGCCCGCTGACGAATCCGCCGGCGGCGCGGATAATGCCGCCGTCTTTGCGGCCCACACCGATCAAGCCGCTCAACATCCCGCCCATGGCCGGTCCGGCCGTCCCGCCTGTGAGCGCGTCGAGAATCGCCATCAGCACATTGGCGACCATAAGCTTGAGCGCCATCTGGATCAGAATCTGGATCATCTGGGTTCCCATCGCCTGAAACGCCTGGCCCGCGTTCTTGGTGTGGTTGATCATTCCCATGATCCCATTGCTGACGCCGTTGATCCCCGTGTTGACGATGCCTTGCAACGCCTGAGAGGCCTGCCCCGCCACGTCGCCCATGCCGGCGAGGAAGTTCTGCATCGAAACTCCTATCCGGCCGAAGGGATCGCCTTGTTGCATCTGGGTGTCGAGCTTGCCCAGCGTGGCGCTGACATTTTCCATCTTGTGATCGATCTCATCGACTTGGTCTTTGTTGCCGGCCTTGTCCGCGGCATCCCGCAAGTCTTCCAGATTCGTAAGCACATCGCCCAGCACGACGGAATATTCCCTCGCCGCCTCGGCCCTGCGCATGAAATCCTCCTGCGTGCCGGTCTGTCCGGCGCCGGATGCGCCGGACGCGGCGGGTTGCGCGGCGCCGTTCAGTCCGGCGCCGGGAGCGTTGGATGTGGCGGTTTGCGTGGCGTTGTATCGGGTCTGAGCCGCCTTTTGTTCCTCCTCTAGATTCTTCAACTGCCCGGCAACTTGGTCCGCTGCCACTTGCTTAAGGGCGGCCTCTTTGGCTGCATAGAGTTCCGCGTCGGAGACCTTTTGAGAGCCGGCCTCTTTGTCTTTGTTTGTCGCGTCGGAGACCGGTTGAGAAGCGGCCTGTTCGGTTTTCTGGCCGCCCGGGGCGGAGGACGAAGCGGCGGCGGAGCGCGCGGCGGACGTAATGGAATTGAATGCCGCGCTGGTGTCTTTGGCGCCCTGCTGGACGGAGGCGAAGAATTTCTCGATCTGCTGCTGAAGCTGCGCGAGCGAGTCGGTGGCTTCGCCCAGGAAGCGCTGGAACGCATCGGAGGTGGTGTTGATGTCAGCCATGGGAGTTAAGAGTTAAGAGTTGGGGAATGAGAGTTGGGAGTTGGGAGTTGGGAATCATGACACGCGGCGGAGCCGCGACCATCACTCTGAACTCTTAACTCATAACTCTTGATTTTTGTGTTCACGGCCGCAGCGCGCGCGCCCGAGCGAGCATCTTCAACCACTTGTTGGCTTTGGTGACCCATAAGTCCAGTTGCGCGAGCGTGGCGCGGTCTAGCTCCCGGCGGGAATGGCCGTGGCGGATGAGATAGGAGTAGATGTCGCCGATCCCGGACGCTTCGGCATCAGGGCGGCGAGCCGGCCGCCCACGGATTTTCCCAGGCCGAGCACCTCCTCGGAGAGGTTCACCTCCAGCGCGGCGTCGAGCAGCCGCAGCACATCCACGACGGGCATCCCGGAAAGGGCGGAGTGTTGGAGTGTTTGGGGAGTTGGAGTGTTGGAGTGTTGGAGTGTTGGGCTGTTGACGAACACGGTGCGCGTCAGGAGCCATTCGCAAAGCTCGGCGCTGCCGGCGACGACCTCGGCAATCTTCTCGGCGGTGAGCGACGCAAGGCCCTTCTCGCCGACGCCGGCGATGAACGACGCCTGCTGGAGGATCATCTGGGAAATCTTCGCGACGAAGGTAAGGCCGTCTTTCCAGGAGAGCGCGCCGACGGTCAGCGGCGCGTCGCTTCCCGAAACCCGCACCTCCTTTTCCGGCATCAAGATTTTCGTTTCATTCATTTGTTAGTTCCCGGTTCTCAGTTCTCAGTTGTCAGCATCCGGACGCCCACTGCCCACTGTTCACTGCCCACTGGCCACTGCCCACCGACTCACGTCGGCGGCTACGTTTCGCCGTCCGCGTTTCGCGTTTCCGCATGGCCGTCGCCGGCGGCAGGGGCGAACCGCCGGCGACGGCTTGCGCGGCGTGACGGATGGGGCGTCACGCCACGGGCGGCATGGTGATGATCGGCTGGCTCGACGGATGGATGCGGAACTTCGCCTTCTGGGTCTCGCCGTTGAAATCGTCGGCGCTCTCGATCGAGATCGTGCCGTCGAAGTCATGGATCGCCCGCGCGTCGCTGCTCTGGGCGTCGGTCTGGATGAACCGGAAATGGCCCTCGGCCTGCGTCTGGGTCATCGCCTTGAACTGCGCGGCGGTGATCGCCGGGCACTTGTAGCTGAAAGTGATGTCCGTGGGTGTGCCGCCAGCGCCGATGACCGTGCCGCCGTCAATGACATAAAGCATGCCGGAGATGGCGTCGTAGTTGTAATCCGTTCCGGCAACGGCCGCTGTTTGACCCGCCTCGACGCTGACCTCGGTGGCGTTGCGGATGCCGGTGTCGTATGACCGGCGCTGCAAGCAACCGGTGATGGTCTTCGTGGCGGCGGTCCCCGTCACCGCCGTCTGCGTCACATCGGCGAGTTGCGTGCCGAAGACGCGCATCGCGAAGGTCTCCGGCGGGAACTCGTTGCTCTCGCCGACATAGACGAGGTCCATGCTGACGATGTCCTCGCGGACGGTGCGCTTCTGGTTGAAGCGCAGCGAGCGCACGACGGTCTTTTTCTCGGACGTCGGCGTGATCTGGTGCATGACCAGCGGGCCGAGGTTGATGTAACCGGCCTGCCCTTTCGGCTGGAACAAGAGTTCACCCGTGAGTAACAGGAAATTCTTGTCGTCTCCAAGTTGCGGATATTTCTGACTCATAGTTTTTTCGGTCTCCTATCTGCTATCTGCCAACTGTCCACTGTTCACTGTCCACTGCCGTTGGCTGTAGCCGCGACCATCATGGCCGGGGCCGAGGTTTCTGTTGACTGCGGTTCGGCCGCGGGCACGCGCTCGCGGCTACATTCGACGCCGAGTTCCGCGAACGTCTCCAGGAGGCGCTCGGCGGCCCAGGCGTTGAAATCTTCCAAAGCTTTCAATTGCGGCTCGCGCGGCCAGCGCGGCGCGGCGAGGATCGCTTGGCAGAGCGATTCGGTGCTGTCGGGATTGAACTGCTGCATTTCCGGCAGCCAACCGATCGCGGGCGAACCGGCGACGGGCGCGCCGGCAGTGATGCAGTCGGCGGCGACGTAGTTATAGGTTTCCTCGAAGCTCGCGCAGACGCAGACATCCATCTGTGCCGCGAGCCGTTTGAAGTCGACGTGATCCAGCCAGTCGTGCCGCATGAGGCCGGTGCCGGCGCGGCTGCAAATCTCGGTGATGATGGACAAGTCCGCGCCGCTGCCCATCTCCGCGCGCTGGTTGACGTGCAGGATCGTGACGCGGCCGTCCTCGCGCAACCGTCGCCCGGCCTGGGCGACGGCCAGCGCCATGCCGACGGCATTCTTGAGCGGGCGCATCGCGCCGAACAGGCCGATGTGAAATGGGGAGTGGGGAGATGGGAGGCAGGAGACGGAAGTTGGGAGATGGAAGTTGGAAGATGGCAAACCTCCCGAATGATTCGCTCGGCTATCGGTTATCGGCCATCGGCTATCGACCATTGGCCATCTGCCATCTCCCCCGCGTCTCAGCGCGGCGCGCGCAGCGGCGAGTTCAGCGGGGGGATAGACGTTCGGCAGGAGCACGCAAGGCGAGCCGAGCCCGGCGACCGCGTCCACCATCTCCGGCCTGATCGCGGCGAGGCGGACATTGCCGTAGGTGCGGTTAAGATCGCCGCAATCGAGCCACAGTTTCCAACTCTTGCCCTCCATCGCGAGGAACTGCGGCCCGCTGTGATTCTTGACCACAAAGATGGTTTTCGGGCAATGCTCGGCGAGCCGCGCCATCTCCGCTAGCTCGACCCCAAGCGCCATGATGACCACGACGCGCGGACGGTGCTTTTTAATTATATAAATAATCTCCCGCTGTTCGGACTCGCACCAATCCGCCGCGATGCCGCGCTCGCGCGAGAGCGCCGTGGTGTGCCTGGCGTTCCAGCCAAGTCTCTTGTGTCCGCTAACGGGCGCGCAGATGTGAAGGACGGAGGTCATGGGGAAACAAGATTCGAGGTTCGGCGTTCGCGGTTGTCCAGCACCACGCGATGAACCCATAGACACTTGGCGATGACCTCGGCTGCTGGAAAGACGCGATTGACGACCGCTGCGACACTATAGTCGCCGCGGTCGTAATCGTCGTCGCAGAGGAATCCGCCCATGCGCACGGGCGGGAGTCGGGCGGGAATATCGGCACTGACGCATTCGCAAGAATGGCTGCCGTCAATAAACACCTTGTCGAACGCTCCTGACAGGAACATGCGCGCCGCCTCCGTACTCCACATGCGCAGCGGTGGGATCCGATCAGCGATGCCGTTGCACGCGACGTTGGCAACAAAATGAGCCTTCTCTCTCGCGCCGTGATGGTTCCACAAATCCACGTACGCGAGCACGCCATCCGGCCCGACGGCGCGCCCAAGCACCGGCGTGTTGCCAAGTCCGTAGTAACTGTCGATCTCCGCGACGGCCTTGGAATTCACCGACTGCACCAGTTCGGTCAGCGCCGTGCCGGCGTCGGCCGAGAGCAACCCGCAACCGACAGGCGCGGCCGGCGAGAGCAGCTTGGAGGCAAAAAGAGGTCTCATGTGATCACCTGTAGTCGGCCACCACGCCTCCCTCGGTCGTGTCGCTTGTGGTAAGCAAACGCAAAATCACCGTGCCATTGGCCGGTATCATCAGCCCATTGGTGTTTATGCCGCCGACATATTGCCAAGGCGGAAAAAAGAGACTGTAGTTGGTGCTGCCGGTCACATCGCCGTGGATCAAGAGCGTGAGCCGTTTTGCAACGGCGACGCGGTTGCTGGTGATAAACGACGTGTCCGTGGCCAGCCAGATTTCCTGATATTGGTTCGTCGCGAAATCTAACACGACGGGGTTAGGCGCGAGATTGGACGCGAGGTTGGTAAAAATCTGCGCGTAATAAACGGAAACGGTGTCAATGCCCCACGCAAGAGCTTGGACGGGTTCCCCAAGCGTGATCGTCTGCGCATCGCTGGCCACGAGCGTATGCAAGTCCATCACGGCATGATCAGTGTCGCTTCGCAAAACGATATTCGACCCAGTAGGAAATATCGGCCAAGAATAGCCACCCCATCCATCGTTGGTTAAAACCGTGGCCCCGCCCCCATATAAACTGGAGCCAGAATCTATTTCGTTGCCAATATTTAACCGCCCTGTCACGTCAAAAAGCTGTCCAAGGATATTTGTGGTCAGACTGCCCGACGGCGCGTAGAAAACGCTCCATGAATTAGTCAGCGGCAGCCATGCCACGTCAGATTGCAGCGCCAGCGGTCCGCCGAAGATGCTGTTGATCTGCGCGGCGGAATTGCTGAACGCCGTGGCTTGCCGGCTGCCGTCTCCGAAAGCGTAGAAGCCGATGTTGGTTTGCACGCCAGCAATGATGTTCGTCAGGTCGTAGACATTCGTGGCATAGAACACATCGCCGCGCCAAATCGGGTCATAGGCGGGATAACTTGGATTCGTAAAAGATGGCGTGCCTGTCAGCGTGAAGTCGACGTCGCCCATCGTGCTACTGACAGTCCCAATAAAGAGCGTCCCATCATTAGCACCGTAGACCTGGTCGCCCGACGATAACTCCGTTGAATATGCGGCCCCTTGACCGTCGACAGTAGCCCAACTGGTTTGCCAAGTTGACAGTCCGGTTAATTGGACAAAGTTAGTGCCAGCCACAATGTTCGTCACTCCGTTTGGAATGATGTAAACGTAGTTTGTCGGCTTGTATAAGTTTGTCACTGTGAAGCCAGGTGCGCCCTGGTTCACCGCAAATTGATTGTCCACTCCGCGAAACGCCACGTTGCTGCCTGCCGTCAGCCAGCCCGATGAATGGATAAGGTTGAGCATCGAGTTGGACAGGTTTTGCTGCTGGGTAACCATCGCCGTGTCCGCATAGGATTGCAGCGCCAACGGTCCGCCGAAGATACCGTTGATCTGCGCGGCGGAATTACTGAACGCCGTCGTTTGCCGGCTGCCGTCGTTGAAAGCGTAAAAGCTGAGGTTGGTTTGAAGTCCGGCAACAATGTTCGTCAGGTCATAGACAACGGTGGAGAAGATGGTGTCAGCTCGATAAACAGTAACGTAGCCAGGAGCATCGTAGGGCGCGTTGCCGTAAAGCGTCGCTGTTGCATCATCCTGAATGGAGGCAACCATGCCAACACAGGTTCCCGGCTGCCCGTCATAAACAAGCATGCCGTTGGCAAGCTCGGCCCCGTAGGCGGTGCTTTCTCCAATCAAGCTGGTTGTGGCCGAAGAGAAAGTGGAAGCCCCTGTAAATGCTGTATAATTGGTGCTTCCGCTGTCCACAATGTTCGTCACTCCGTTCGGAATGATGTAAACATAGTTCGTTGACTTATAGACATTCGCCACCGTGAAACTCAGCGCGCTCTGATTCACCGCAAACTGATTGTCCACTCCTTGAAACGCGACGTTGCTGCCCGCCGTCAGCCAGCCCGATGAATTGATGACGTTGAGAATCGAGTCGGAAAGGTTTTGCTGCTGGCTGATGGCAAATCCGTTTGCCGACAGCAACACCGCGTTCGTGGCGGCGTCCACGTAGCCGAGCGACGCCAGATTGTTGGTGATCGAAGCCGTCGCATAAGGCTGCCCGGCGATCCAGTTCGTCGTCGCGTTCCACGCCGCGTTTGTCGCAGCGCCCACATAGCCAAGCGATGCCAGGCCGTTCGTCACACTCGCCGTCACGTAACCCTGACCAGTCACGAATCCCGTTGACGCGAGTCCGTTGGTGATCGAAGCCGTCACATAGAGCCGGCCGGCGATCCAATTCGTCGTCGCGTTCCACGCCGCGTTTGTCGCCGCAGCGAGGTCGCGGTCCATCGCCACGCCGAGTCCGCCGGGCGTCGCGCCGTCGCCGAGCCAGAGCTTGTGGGTGTTGGTGCTCCAGGCCGGCTCGCCGACAGCGAAGACGTTGGTGCTGCGATCGGTATCGAGGCCGCGGCGGAACTGGATGCGGTTGGTCGTCACCTGGGCGGTGGCGGCGAAGTTCACCACGGAGGCGCAGAGGACGCAGAGAACTGCAAATCGCAGGGACGGCGCGCTGTGCCGTCCGGTCATCATCTTGCGGACGGCGCAGCGGGCCGTCCCTACCAGCCTTCCGGCTTCCGACTTCTGGCTACCGACTTCCGACTTCTGGCTTCTATTATTTGTTTTCATGACGTTGGCAGTTGCAAAAACTTGACCTTCGCGCGCCGGGCGTTCCCGCCGGCTTCTCTTGAACCCGAAAACCGAAGCGGTATCGGCAAGGATGCCGGCGCCACGGACGACCGCGGTTGCCGAACGGAACGGGGCTCTGGCCGCGCCGATGTGGAGAATGGAGGTTATTATGCTCATGGCGTTTTGCAGGAAACGTTACGGGAAGGAAACGGTCGCATCAGAGCTTTGTGTGCTGCCGTGGGCGTTGTTGGCAGTGACGTGAGCTTTGCCCGTGCCATACGGGACGCCGACCCATAAATGAGTTCCGCCGGGAGTCACTCCGCCTTGGTCAGGCCAACTCGTTCCACCATCCGGCGAAACTTGCAAGGACATGGATGTCGCGCCGGCGGGCAGGCTGGGAATATCTATCACCACGTTGAACGTTCCATCCATGTTATCGGATGGAGTCTCAAAGACAGGCGCGTCGGGCGTGGCGGGCGGACTATCTGTGGCAACGACGTACTCTGTGCTCACCGCACTCGTGACGCCCACGATGTTTGTCCACGTGGCAATGACGAACAGCACCTGGCCGGCGGCAATTCCATTGGTGATTGTAAAACTCGTGGCGCCACCGAGCACGCCCCAAGCGCCGCCGCCCGCCATGTCGTCCACCCAAACGCCGCTGCGGTTGGTATCGGCCGCGGTGGCGAGGCTCGAAATACTTGTCCAAGTGCCATAGGACACGCTGACGGTCTGCCCGGTGTTGACCGAGCCGGAGATCGCCGGCAGCACGCTGTTCACAGGCCGAAACACAGTCATCGAGCCGCCGATCGCGTTCCACACCTGATCGAGTGTGACACCGCCGCTCGCGCCGATGTAAAAGTTGCCGTTGGTCTGCGCGACGCTGACGCCGGAGCCAGCGAAGATGAAGTTGCTGCCGATGGGAATAAAGGTGCCGCGCGTCCATTGAGTCACCGCGTTGGTCGCGGCGTCCACGCGGCCGAGCGAGGCCAGCCCGTTCGTCACACTCGCCGTCACGTAACCCTGACCGGTCACGAATCCCGTTGACGCGAGTCCGTTGGTGACGGAAGCCGTCACATAAAGTTGGCCGACGATCCAATTCGTCGTCGTGTTCCATGCCGCGTTTGTCGCCCAGGCAAGGTCGCTGTCCATCGTCACGCCGAGTCCGCCGGGCGTCGCGTCGTCGCCGAGCCAGAGCTTTTGGGTGTCGGTGCTCCACGCCGGCTCGCCGGCGGCGAAGACGTTGGCAACGCGCTCGGCGTCGAGGCCGCGGCGGAACTGAATGCGGTTGGTCGTCACCTGGGCGGTGGCGTCGAAGGTCACCGCGGAGACGCAGAGAACGCGGAGAAGAAATGCGGAATACGCCCGCCCACTAGCCAACCAAGGATTGCGGAATCCTGCTTCCGACTTCTGACTTCTGTCTTCTGACTTCTGATTTCTGTTGTTCGTTTTCATGCCGTTGGCGGTTCGCTGAACTTGATCCACGTGCCGGGCGTGCCGGCGGCGGTGCAGACCCAGACGACAAAATTCATGTCCACCCAATACTCGTATTGCTCGTGCGCGCCGGCGGTGGGCGCGCCGGCGGCGGTCGTGGAGTCGGGCACGATGTAGTTGGCGATCTGGTTGAGTTGCTGGATGTCGTTCTCGACGACGGTCTCCGGGTCGAGCACGCTCACGACGGAACGCAGGTTGCGCAACAAGGGGTAGCTCATTTAGACGATTCCTCCATCGGGTATGCCGGCGGGAGGCTGCGAGGTGAAGTCGCCGCCGTCGAGTCCGCCGCCGGGCTGGGAAACAAAATCGCCGCCGTCGATCGTGGTGGGAGCGGGCGGCGCCGGCGTGACGCCTTCCGCCACGCCATCTGAATTGAGGAGCTGGTAGCGCGTCCTGAACAACACCTCATAGACGCACGCGGTCTGCGTCTGCGCGACCAGTTCGCAACCCTCCTCCAGGAATGTGTCCCAATGCGGCAGCAGCTTGCGGTTGCGCAGGCGGCCCGGCAGCCGCGGGTTTTTGTTTTCGTAGTCGCAGATCGCGTCGAGGATTTCATAAATGCCGACGACGCCGACCGCGCCGCGGCGCAGCTCGCGCGGATTGCGCAGCGAGGCGGCGCAGATAAAGATGGACCAAAACGCGGTGTGCATGTCCTCGGGGACCAGCTTGATTTCGCGGCGGCCGTGGCGCAGGAGGACCTCGGTGACTTTGGAAACGTTCTTCAGCGAGAACAACTGCACCCACGCGGACGGCGCGGTGAACCGGACGAGCGTTTCCATCACCTCGTTGCGCTCGCCGGCGTAGGTGTCCACGCGATTGAACAGCGGCACGTCGGGAAAATCCGGCCGGCGCGCCGCGCGCAGCTCGGCGACGATGGCGTCTTCGCATTGGAGAATCGGGTTCATGGGCGGAAAAAAACGAAAGTGAAGAGTGAAGAGTGAAGAGTGAAGAGTTGGGGTGGAACGCGTTCTCCGAACGCGTTTTTTGCCGGAAGAAATCGCGTTCGGAGAACGCGATCCACCATTACTCTTAACGCTCCACTCTTAACTCTCATGCGGTGTGGCCTCCTTGCCATGTGGAACGTGGCCGGCCGGCCGCCGTCCGCAGCCCGGCTCCGGCTCGTGGCGGGATTTGAGCGAGAGGGTGCGGTATCTCGACGCGAACGGCAGTTGGAGAGAGCGCGCTATGGCGCTCACCGGATGGATGTTCGCGTCAAGCCCTCTCATCAGCACCGCGGCGTCGGAAACGCGATAGATGAAGGAGCGCGACGCGGGGCGCGTTTCGTCCAAACTTTTGATGGCGGTGGAAGTGCTCATGGGCGGGGAAACGAAAGTGAAGAGTGAAAAGCGCAGAGTGAAGAATGAAGGTGGATCGCGACCTCCGGGCGCGATTCGTCTTGAATGAAAAACGCGCCCGGAGGTCGCGCACCCCAATTCTTAACTCTTAACTTTTCACTCCTAATTTCCTTCATCTACCACCCTTTCATCGTGTCGCGTTTGAAGACCCGCTCTTCGGCGTTGCTCAGCACGTCGCCGCGGTCGCTGCGCGGCGGCTCCTGGGCCGCGCCGAGCGTGGCGACGCCGCGCGCCACGTCGTCGAGGAACTTTCCCGAGGCGTCGAACTGGTCTTTGTAGGCGGCCTTCTGGTCGCGCGGACTGTCGGGCCGCAGTTGCGCCTGCGCGGCGTAGTAGAGGAAGCGCGCCATCGCGTGGCCGGTGATCGTGGCCCGCACGTTGGCCGCGTCGTCGTCGTTGACTTCCAGCGGCAGCTTGTGCCGGAGGCGGAACTTGGAAAGGAAATCGCCGTTGACGCGGGCGATGAGATGGTCGCGCAGAATCGTGTTGAGCTGGCCGGTCGGGTTCCAGGGATCGTCCAGCAGCAGGAGCAGCGACTGCGGGCTGACGTTGGCAGCGACTGTGGTCGCATCCAAAAATGTGGTGATGGTGGTCATGAGGGTGTGGAGTTCACCGCGGAGGCGCAGAGGACGCAGAGAGGAGAAGCTGTCAGCCGGCGGCAGTCCGCCGTCAGCCGAAATGCCTCTTCACTCCCTGCGTCTCTGCGTTTGGTTTGCATTGTCTCCAGGGGTCGCCGGGTTACACGTCGTTGGTGACGGCGTTCTTGATGAGGAAGCACGAGTCCTGGTTGGTCATGATGACGCGCCGGCAATGGCCGACGATGTCCTGCACGGCGCCCCACAAGCCGCCATGCTCCTGACCGGGCAGGATCGCGCTGCTCTGGACGAACACGGGCGCGCTGCCGAACAACGCGCCGTAGGCCGTGAGCGCGGTTCCCGCGTAGGGCGCGACGGTGGAGAGCGGCGCCGGCTCGACGCGGCAGAGGCCGAAGTCCTTGCCCCAGACGCGCTGGTAGCTGGCCGCCTCGCCGGGCGCGGCGAAGTTGCCGCGCTGCTCGCCGACGACGACCTGCCGCAGGTCGAACAACTTCGCGACCTCGGCCTCGTTGGCGACGCCTTCGACGGCCTGGCGGTCGCCGAGCACGGCCTTGATGGCGCTGATGATCTTCGGATGACGCCGCAGCGGCAGCCAGACCGCCAGGCCCATCCACGCCGTGTCGGGCTTGATGAGCGACTTGGCCATCGCCGTCTGGATGACGGCGACGACGTCCGTGTCCGGATCGTCGAGCTTGTAACCGGAGTTGCCCTGCGCGCTGGCGTCCACGGCGTTGCCGGTCTTGTAGTTGGCGAGGGTGGTGAACAGTGTGTTGGTCTCGATCTCGTGCGAGAACCAGAACGTGTCCACGAGCGCCTTGGCCTTGGCCATGCGCGTGTCAATCGGCACCTGCAACACGCCGCTCGGCTGCGTCTGCGTCAGCCGCGCCACGTCGTTGGGGTGGATGAGCCGCCGGCCGTAATCGCTCAGCACGGCCGTGTCGGTCTTGAACGCGAAGTCCGCCACCGGGATGTTGCCGCGGCGGTTGATCTTCAGGTCCACCACGCGGAGGTATTCCGCGGGATCGAACTTCCACCAGTTGAACGCCAGGTCGGCGATGATCTGCGCCGGCGCCATGGGCGCGAGGGTGCGCCCGATGAACTCCGGCGGATAAACCCCAGCGACAAACGTCGTCAACTGGGCGTTGAGTGTGAGTTGGGTTGGATCCATGTTCGTTGCTTTCTTGATCTGTCGGGTTGCGGTTCACTCGCCACTACGACGCCTTGACGTAGTGTTTGCCTTGCGCGGCGCGGCATTTGATGATGTCGCCGGCGCTGCCGGACTGGAGCGCCTGGGCGCCGTAGCAATCGCCATCGCTGGCGGCCACGGCGGCGGCGTTGGTGTCGGAGGTCAGGAACTGGAACTCCGTGACCTCGCCGCCGGCGATCAGGAAGATCTCCCGATCGTCCGAGTCGGTGACGATGGCGACGGTCTTGCCCGCCGCGATCTCCAGGTCGGCGTCGGTGGCTTCGCCGAAGACCGGGAAGCACGGGGCGCTTGCGTTGGTGGCCGGCACGATTTGGCCGTCAGCGGCGCCGCGCTTGGCGAAGCGGCAGCATTTGACGGCGGTTTGAACTGTTCGACTCCACATAATTTTTTCCTTCTTTCTTGGTGCCCCGAAATCTTTCCGGGGAATTGGTTTTCTGATTTTGGATTTTGGATTGTTCGGACGCTCTACGCTCCACGCTCCACAGCCGTCCGGAACAACTCCGGCTTCTCGCCCATGAGCCGCACCAGTCCCATGGACCGGGCGCGATGCACGTCGGCGGCGGCGATCTTCATGAGTTCGGGGTCCTTGGCGATCAGCTCCTTGAGCGGCGCTTCCCAGGCTTCGGCTTGCGGGCCGAGGCCGTCGGCGCCCTGCGCGGTGGCCGTTTGCACAACCATGCCGAGTGGGACGGTGGGCGTGCGGGACACGAGCGCCTTGAACTCCCCTTCCCGCTCGCTGCCCGTGAGGCGCGCGACGGTGATCTCCCGCTCCGCCGGGCTGATGATGCCGGCCTTGATGGCGATCTCCGCGACGGCGCCGGCGTAGTCCTGCAACGCGATGACGTTGCCGGGCGCGGCCTTGGCGGTGAGCGCGGCGACGCGGGTTTGGTGTTGCTCGAACGCGGCGATCAACTCGGCCTCGGTGGCTTTCTCCGGATCGAGTTGCCACGCCGCGCAGAGCCTGGCTTTCAATTCCTTCATCTGCTCTCCTGTCTGCGCAGGGGGTTGGGGTTCGCCGTCGTCCAGAGCTGCGCTGATCCGGGCCACGTCGTTGGGGTCGGCGGCCACGAGCGAGGCCGAAAGCCGCGCCGTGGCCGAAAGCAACGCCTCCGCGCCGAACAAGCCGCGGTTCACAAAACCGCCGCAGTTCGCGTAGAGGCCCGCCGCCTCGCCCGTCTCCGGGTCCATCGGGACGTGCGGCGAAAAAGACTGGTATTCGGGCGGCTCGCCCGTCGTGCGCTCGACGGCTTTCGCCGTCAGCCGCGTCAGGCCAATGACGCCGAAATCATCGTGCCATGCGAACCGCAACGGCGCGCCGCTGGCGTCCTCGTCCTTGTGATCGTAATCGGTGTAGGGCTTCACGCCGTCGGCGGCCATCATCTTGCGGCGCGCGCCCTCCATGCGTTGGGCCGAGAGCGGCGAGGGATGCACGCGCAGCTCGTAGGGCGTGCCGTCGGGATTTTTCTGCGGCACGCGCCGGTCGCCTTTCGGGACATACACGAGCCAGCGGTCGCGCGGCGAGGACGCGGGCGACGGGAGATCGGAGATGGGAGATGCGGAAGTAGCAATGCCGCACAACGCGACAACGGGCGCGGCGTCGTTGTTGAGATGTTTCGGGTTGGGAAGTTCGTCGTGGCTCATGTTGCCTTTCAGTGGAAGATGGGAGTTGGGAGATGGGAGATCGGGGCGGGTTTCGGGTTTCGGAAACTTCCAGAGAGCGTGCCAGCACCTTGGCCATCGCCGTTGCCCTTTCCGTTGCTTCCGTCCCTTCCGTCACTTCCGTCCTCTCCGCCCACGGCGCCCTCGCTCTTCAGCACCGCCTCGCCGCCGGCGGGCTGCGGAATATCAAACTCCTCGTGCGCCCAACGCTCCGGGATCTGCACGCCCACGCTCGCCAGCACCTTCAGAATGTTCGCGAGCGCGGTCTGGTCGCTGCGGTCGGCGCCGGGCAACTCGTAACGGGGATTGTCGCCCGGCTCGGCGAAGTTGAACTCCATCAGCCAGCGCATCGCCGTGTCGTTGATCGCCTGGCAAAAGAGGACGCAGCTCCAGTCAATGACCTCGTCGCTTTCGTCGACGTGCACCTCGCCGAGCGAGCGCGCGCCGCGCGTGCCCGCGTCGGTGCCGAGCGTGGAGCCGAGAATCAGTTTCAGCGCGAGGTCGGAGTAATACTTGATGATCGCCTCCTGCGGCGGACCGCCGCCCGCGCTCGCGCCGATGCGGTTGATCTCGACCTTCGTGCCTTCCGGGAAACACGCGACGCGCATGGCGATGCGCGAGAGGTGCGCGAGGATCTTCTGCATCGCGCTCTTGTCCTCGGCGCTGCGGGAGCCGCCCTGCTCGCGGTAAAACGCCCACGCGATGTCCGCGCCGAACGTCTCGGCCAGCGCGGCCCAATCCTTTTGCGCGAAGAGCACGATGAGGAACGCCCAGGCCAGCGGACGCAGGATCGCGCCGCGCGCGGCGTGGCCGCTCTTGGAGAGATGCTCGAAGATGACAAATTTCTTCGGCGGAAAATCCACGCGGTTATACACGAGCAAATTCGGGATGAGCTGGAGCTGCGGGGAGTCTGGCCAATACACAAGATGCCGATAGTTCACCCACGGCATCTTGTTGATGACGACCGATTGTCGTCCGTTGATGGGTCGGACGGCCCAATCGATCTCATGCACGGAAATATTTTTGCCGACGAAGTCCATCGCGTTGAACATCGTGCGCGGCCAGTCCTGGATGTCGGCCCAGACGGCGTTGGCGAAATCGCACTTGCGTTTCGCGAGATCGGGGTTGAGCGGCTTGTCGGGCGGGACGATGCGGCCCTGGCGGCGGCACGCCTTGAGTTTGTGTTTGAAGAGCGGGATGCGCAGCTCGATCCACTTCTCCTCCATCTCCTCGAACAGCCGGAACTGCTCGCTGATGGCGCCGGTGATCGCGCGCTCGAGGACGGCTTCGAGAAATTCGGGATGCAGGTTGCGGCTGACGGAGTGATACCAGCGCTCCGCGATCTGCGGCTTGATCATCGTGCCGATGTCGGGCGCGGCGAGCGGCAACGATTCGCGCGCCGGCGCGTCGGGCGTGGACCGGAGCATCGGGTTGAGGTTCGGCCCGGGCTGATACGCGGGGCCGACGTTGGTGGGTGAGTTTGAAAAGGGGTTCCACATAGTCAGTTCCTCGATGTGTTCAGTATGTGAAAAGGACGAAGTGAGGAGTTAAGAGTTCAAAGTTAAGAGTTAAGAGTGATGGCCGCGCTTGCGGCGCGTTCCTCAACTCTTCACTCTTCACTCTTAACTCTTCATTCGCTGCGTTCCTCATCACCAGTTCCTCCGTGCCGGGCTGGCCCAGCGGATGTTGCCGGCGGTGACGACGCGGTCGGGGTCGAGCGCCCCGCCCGGCGTCTGGCGCGGCGTGCCGGCCACGCCCGCCGCCAGGCGCGCATAGACTTTCGCCAACCCAAGATGGTTCTCGACCTTGTCGGCCCAATCCTCCGCGCCGGTTTTCGCGTCCCGCACGCGGCGCAGGTTGAGCAGATGCGTGTCGAGCACCGCCTGCGGCGCGCCCGCGCCGATGTAGGTTTGAGGGAGGCGCGCACGAGGCAAGAAACGGATTTTGGATTTTGGATTTTGGATTTTGGATTGGGGAATGCGGATTTGAGAATCACCGGTGGACACAAGGTAGGGCGAAGCGTCCCGCTGAGCCGCGCCGCCGAACGGCTCGCCAGAGACGGCTCGCCCTACCCCACGCTCCACGTCCCTACCCTCTGCGTCCTCTGCGTCTCTGCGGTGCATCCCTCCGTTGTGTTCGCGCGAGACCGCGGAGACACCGCAGTTCCCCGAATCCAAAATCGGAAATCCAAAATCCAAAATCGTTTCAATCACGCCCTCGCTCGGCGTGAGAAAATCGTTCACGGCGCTCTGGATGCTCTCGGCGCGGTTGCATTTGATGAGCGGATAAATCTTCCCCGCCTGCGTGATGCCGACGGTCTGCACGATGCCGCCCGCCTCGCTCGACGTGAACAGCACCGCCGCCGCGCGCAGGCCGCTCCAGAGTCCGCGCCCGCCGTCCCACGTCAGGCCCGCGCCGATGTTCGAGAGCGTGGCGCGCATCAACTCCGTGCGCGGCAGCGCCGGCGGCTCGTAGTTCTCCAGGCCGTTGAGCGCGAGGCAGAGGCGCGTGGTCAGGTCCGGCTCGCCGCCCGCGTCGAAGCAGATGCACTCGATGCCGAGCAGGTCCATGAGCCGCGGCAGGCGCGCGGGCAGGTTGCCGCTGGCGATCATCTCGGCCCACACGAGCGCGCTGGCGACGGGCGACTGGACTTCATCGCACCAGAACCAGCAGCGCGGCCCCATGTCGCAGCCCGCGAAGCGGGGAGAGTCGCCGAGAGACAAAGACATGGGGTAAGCGGAAATTGGAAATTGGAGATTGGAGATTGGAAAGCCGGAATTTGAAGCTGGAAAACCAGCGCGCGAGGAGGGCAACGGATGGTTTTTGATTTCAGAGTTGAGATTTGAGATTCGGGAGTCGCCGCGGGAGACAGAAACGGAGTAGGGCGAAGCGTCCCGCTGAGCCGCGCCAGCGATGCCGCTGGGAGCGGCGACTTCCAAGTCGCCGGTTTTTCGCAACGCGTCGGCGACTTGGAAGTCGCCGCTCCCAGCCGCTCCTCTGCCGGCGACGGCTCCTCCTTCTGCCATCTGCCTTCTGCCTTCTGCCTTCTCTCCCCTCGCCCTCTCCAGCACCTCCGCCGTGATCGGCTGCGCGGCGCCGGCGTGGGGGATGGCGATGCGGTCGCAGTAAAACGCCGTCATCGCCTCGCCGCTGGGGTCGCTCATCGCCGAATACCACGCGCCGACGATCTCCTGGAGCGAGATGGCGCTGATGCCGAGCTGCGAGACGCGGACGGAAAACTTCGCGTGGCGGATTTGATCCGGATTCTTCGCCACGTAGTCGCCCGCGTCCCGGTCGAGTTCCGCGCCGCACTGGAGGCACGCGCAGTAATACCGCGCATCGCGGTCGTGACCCATCTCGGGGGTGATGGAAGGAGCAGACAAAAGTGAAGAGTGAAGAGTGAAGAGTGAAGAGTTGGGACCGGAGCCGTTCTCCGCATTCCTGCCGCCGCGGGAATGCGGAACTGAAAGTGAAGAGTTGGGAAACGCGCCGCAGGCGCGACCATCACTCTTAACTCTTAACTTCGAACTCTTTCCGTTTGCGCTCCCCAACTCTTCACTCTTCACTCTTAACTCTTCACTCTTAACTCGTCCGTCCTTGCGGACGCGCACGATCTGCGGGAAATTCTCCTCCAGGTTCCACACCGCGCCGCACTTCGGGCACGGCGTCATCAGGCGATGAAAACTCCCCGCCTCGACGCGCTGGTTCTGGCCCGCGCCGGCCACGCGCTGCGTGCCGATCTCCCACTTCAGCGCCAGCGGCGAGCCGGTCATGCGCCCGTCCACGTAGCCGATGTTCCGCAGCGGAATGTCGTCCACCTCGTCGAGCGCGGCGGCATCGAGCGAGATGGTGGTCGGCGGTTTTTGCATGCCGCAGAAATGCCCGAACGCCTTCCGCCCGCCGTCGGACACTTGGAAGCTGTTCTTGCGATTGACCGTCTTGCCGCTCGCATTCTCGGCGACGCCGAGGCGGATCATCGCGGCCATCCACGGCTGCTGGTCCAGCACGTCGGGGCGGAACTTGGTGTCCACGATCTTGGCGAGCAATTCCTGGTCGGGCGTGTAGTAGCCGAAGTTGGCGAACTCGATGGCGGTGAGGTAGCCGAGGAAATTCAGCACGAGCACGGTCTTGCCCCATTGCGCGCCGCCGCCCACGGTGATCGTCGCGCCCTTGAGCGAGTGCGGTTTGAAAAGGACGCCGTCGATTTCCACGGAGGAAGCGGTGGAAGAGGCGGGACGATTTTGGATTTTGGATTTTGGATTTTGGATTGCGGAAGCGTCCCGCGAAACGGACGCCGGATGATCTGTAGCGGCGGTCTCCGACCGCCGATTATCATTATCATTCCGGCGGTCGGAGACCGCCGCTACAGTACTCTGGCGGACCGCCGCTACAGAAACCTCTGCGCCCCCGGCTTTGGATTTTGGATTTTGGATTGGAGATTGCGGGTTTCGGAAACGCCCGCTGAGGATGTTGTTGCCCTGGCCGTCGCCGTTTTCGTCACTTCCACCGCCGCCCGCTCCGCCCAAACAATTCGCCAGCACCTTGTCCGTGAGCGCCACGATCCAGCGCAGCGGCGCGCGGCCCTCGAAGTTGAACGGCCCGTATGCGCCGCCGCGCAACGGCACGCGCGCGCAGCCCGCCAGATACTCCGCAAACGTGCGGCACTCCGGCCGGCCGGGGATTGTTCCGCCGCGGAAAACTTCCACAAAGGGTCCGATGTGCGGTTCCGTGGCATCCGGGATTGCAGGCCGGCTGCCCTCAGCCGGCGCCACGTCGGGGACGCGGCCTACAGAACCCGCAAGGTGGAACGCGTTCTCCGAACGCGTTTCTTCGTCGCGCGACATCGCGTTCGGAGAACGCGATCCACCTGCGGCGGCATGCCGCGAGGATTTCACAACGCGGCGCGTTGTTGCATGGCGTGTCTTCACGCCGCCGCCTCCTGCGCCGCCTTGTGGACGGCGGCGTCGAACGTTTCATACGCGGCGCACAGCTCCGGATATTTTTTCACAAACTTGGCAAACTCGCGCAGCGCCTTGTCCAACGCCGCCGTGGTGGCATCGCGGTATTTCCGGAGCGCGAGTTCGAGGTTCTGTTTTTTGAGTTTGTTGGCCTCGATCCGGGCCTCGGCGTTGACCACGCGGGTGATGGTGCCGAGGCCGGCGTTGACGAGCTTGGCGGCTTTTTGAGGATTTTTCTCGGCGGCGGCGTCCATGATGTCGGCCAGACCGGCGGCCTGCTGCTTCATGGCCTCCTGCGCGAGACTGCTGCCGCGCCGGATGGCGTTGCGTTCCAGGACTTGGAGCGCCTGCGAGCGCATGGAGATTTTTTCCGCCGCCGCCAGGACGCGATGGCAGCCCAGGATGACGTTGCGGAGGCTGATCGGGAACCCATGGCGGACCAGCCAGGCGTGAACCTCGCGGTTGGTCTTGCCGAGGACGATCTTCAAAAACGCCTCGCCGAGTTTCGGATCGCCGAGCGCCTTCCGGAACACCGAGTTGGGGTGCAGACGCGCCCGGATGAACGCCAGCGGCCCGATCCGGGCGAGAACCCCGGTCGCGGCGGCGCTGGATTTCAAATTTCGAATTTCAGATTTCAAATTGCGGATGGCGGATTGCGGTTTTCCGCCGGTGGGGCGAGACTCCGTCGAGCCTCTGGATCGCGGGTGGCGGATGGCGGATGGCGGAGGCTCGACGGAGTCTCGCCCCACCCCACGCTTCACGCTCGACGCTCCACGCTCAACGGCCCTGGCCCCGGCGTCTCTGCGTTGAAACGCCGCGCGCTGTCGTTTCCCTGTAGCGGCGGCCTGGACTCCGAAACCGTTCGGGGCCGACGGCCGGTCATTGGGGCACGTTGGACTCTGCACTTGTGTTGGTCTTTTGTTTGCCATGACTGGGTCGGCGGGTCAGCCCCGCACGTTTTCGGAGTCCAGACCGCCGCCACAGAGCGCCGAGCCGACGCCGGTGATGTAAAACCGCGGCGGGTTGCCCCGCATCGTCGCCAGCCCGTGGCGCGCGAACCGCCGCAGCGCCGCCAGCGCCGTGTCGCGCGCGATCTGGACGCCCGCCGCGCCCGCCTGCGCAAGCAACCCGTCCGGTGCGATCCCCTCCACGCTCGCGGCATTGAGCAGCGTGAGGATGTCGCGCTCCTGGTCGGAAAGAGGCAGGGCGGAAATTTCTGATTTCTGAATTCTGAATTCTGATTTCCGGCCTCTGTCTTCCGTCTTCCGGCTTTCCGCCTTCGCGTCTTCGCTGTTGTTTTGTTTCGTCGCGGCGGAAATCGCGCCCGGAGGTCGCGATCCACCGGAAGACCGGCTTCCGCCTTCTGCCTTCTGGCTTCTGACTTCTGTCTTCTGGTTTCTTTCCTTCATCGCATCACCCTTTCCCCTGCGACCCGGCCAGGTTGGAAAGCCCGTTGGATATTTCAT